GGCCCCGGCGCCACCTCGACCATCACCGTGGCCCCCGCGCCGAGCGCGACCTGCTGCCAGCAGCGCCCGCACAGGCTCTCGGCCGTCGCCGCCACCTCGCCGCAGCGCCGGCAGGTCCGCCGCGGGACATGCGCGCGCGGCGCAAACGTGCCCGCCGCCACGTCGCAGACGCGACACAACCAATTCGGATACTGCGCGCGCTTCCGGCCGCAGCGGCGGCACCAGACGACCGGCCGATCCTCGCCCACGGGCGGACCTCCTCTGTCACGGCGCCGTGGTAGCCGCGCCCGCACATCGTTCACAGACGAACGGACCCGTGCATCGGCGGTCGTTGTGGACGAACACGGCCGCGCGACAGCGCGAGCAGTTCGCCCCGTAAATCGGGAGGTCTGGCCCGGCGGCCTCGACGTCTGGATAGTCGGCGGTTCGACAGACCACAGTGATCGACGGCTCCCGCGCCGCGTCGATGAGCGCGCGCCGCCGCAGCTGCTGGTCGATCAGATCGAGCATCGCGCCATACGTCACGCCGCGCCGCTGCGCGGCGATCGTGATGACGCGCTCGACCTCCTCGAACGCGGCCTCCTCTTCCTCGTCCGTCATGGCCTTCATCCGCCCTTCGCCGTCGGCGCCGCGCGCTCGGCGCGCAGCGCCGCGCCCCGCGCCCGCGCCGCCGCGATCTTCTCGCCCAGCGTTACGACCCCGCTGACCTGCACGCGGTCGACCAGCAGCGCGAAGTGTTTCGCCAGCAGCCCCAGCGCCGCGATCTTCTCGCCCTGCCGGACTTTCAGGACGCGGTCGATCTTGTCGTCACCCGCCGCCGCATTCTTCAGGATGACTTCGTAGCCCGAGATGCCGGCCGCCGCGGCGCGCGACAATTTGTGGAGCGGGACCAGGTCGCCGCGCGGCGTGAAATGGTCCTGCACGTTGGCGAACCCGACGCGCGCGAGTTCCTGCAGGACCGCCTCTGCGGTGAGGTCGAGCTTGTCGAGCTTCTGCTGGAGCGCGCGCCGAATCGCGGCGCGGACTGCAACATTCCGATACAGCCGCCCGCCCTGCACATGCGCGGTTTTCGCGCGGTAGCCGCACCGGATCGCGGCTTGCGTCGCGTTCTGGTCGATCTGGTACTCGGCGACGAACTGGCGCTGCTTCGCGGTCAGCGCGGGGCGCGGGGCGCGGCGGCGCGTCACACGTCATCCTCGCCTGGCTCGCGCGCCGGCATCCCGGCCGCGCGGGCGCGCCAATCGCCCGCCAGCGCCGCCACCGACGCGAACGCCGGCAGCCGCACCCGCGCCGGCGGCGCCGCCGCGAGGCGCGCGGGGAGGTCCGGCGGCGCCGCGCCCTCGCACGCCTCGCAACGCACCAGCGCGTGTTTCAGCCGGACGCCGAGCGCGACCAGGATGTGATACACCGGCGCGCCCTCGGCGATCGGCGCGCCGCAGCCGCCGCAGCGGACCTCCACGCCGGGCGGGACGCGCGCCCACGGGCTCATCGCCACCACGCCCGCCGCCACCAGCGCCAGCGCGCCAGCGGCGACCAATAGCGCCACCACACCCACCAGCCCGCGAGCGTGCGCGGCCGCTCGCCCAGCGCGACGCGCTGCCGATCCGTCAGCGCGGCAGGACCATCAGCATCTGCACCACGACGATGAACAGCACCGCGACCCAGAGCGGACATTTCCCCATCGCGGCGATGACCGTCGACACGAACGCGGCGAGTACGAACAACGCCGTCACTGTGAGCACCATCGCGTTCTCCCTTCATCCCGAGCCATCCCCAGGCTCGCCGCGCAGCAGGCGGTCGAGCGCCTCCGTCGTCTCGCGCATCGTCGCCACGAACAGCCCGACCTGCGCCGTCAGCTCGCGCAGCTGCGTCGCCAGCGTCAGCACCGGGCAGTCCGGCGCGTGCGCGTAGTGCGACATGTCGCAGAGCGCGCACACGACCTCCCCCGTGACGAGCGTGCGATAGAAGCCGACGCGGGGGGCCAGGCCGTTCATCGCGTCACAGCGGCGGCAGGCCGTACTCAGCGCGGAACGCGTTGGTGTGCTTCGCGAGGCACGCGTCCCACGGCATGTTGTTGACGTAGTAATCGTAGGCGCACCGCTGGCTGTGGACGCTGATCATGCCGGCGTCGGGGCTCGCGGCGCTCTCGGTGTAGACGTCGTTACACATCAACCCGAACTCCACGGCCTTGTCGTTGTCGAACGGTTGACCCACGCCGCCCGCTTCCCCGCTCCCCTCGCCGCCGCTCAGATCCGCGCACGGCGTCCAGACCCACGCCGGATTGTTCGCGGCGCCGTGGACGTCCCAGCTCGCGCCGGTGCCGGTCATCACGTCGATCGTGACCGTGCCGGGGCGCCACACCATCACGTCGCAGGGCACCTTGCCCGCCTGATCCGTCTTCGTCAAGACGCCCCAGTTGCCGCCGTCCTCGGGATGGTCCGCGTTGATCTGCGGCACCATCGTCTCCGTCAAGAGCTGCAAGCGCGCGGGGTCGTTCTGATCGCCGGGCGGGAAGCTCTCCGGATGCGCGCGACAGATCGCGTCGACGTCGGCGAAGCGGTTGGGGACGATCGCGGCCCAGTCGGCGGCGGTGGTCTGCTTGCGGGGGCGAATGATGCGGGTCTTGCTCACAGTCACTTTTGCCATACGGGTCTGCCTCTCTTGTGGTGATGGGTTAGCCGATGAACTGCGCCGCGCCCGCGTCGCACGGCCCACTCGGCGGCCGCGGGGCGCCGTAGAAATCGGTCGGAATCTTCGCGTGACTGCGGCCCATGCCGCGCGCCGGGCTGCCGGCGGTCAGGTGGATGTCGCCCGCCTCCGCGTTGACGACCAGCGGATCGATCCCGAACAGGTTCGCTGACACCACCGTGCCGACGCCCAGGTCGACGTAGTCGCCGCCGCCGTTGCCGTGCGCGATGTTGGAATGCACCTCGGTGCCCTGCTGCGCGCCGCTGATGTAGATCCCCTCGCCCTGATTGCGGAGCACGGTGTTCGCCGCGATCACGAGCCGCGTCGAGCCGGGGCCGGGGTTAAAGCGCAGGTTCACGCCCGGCCCGAGGTTGTCGTGGACGTTGTTGTTCACGACGAAGTGGCCGACGCCCTCGCCCAGATTGATGCCGCCCAGGCCCGTGCCGCCCTGGCCGCAGTGATGGACGTGGTTGCTCTCGACGATGTGGCGGTTGACGTCGCAGCCGGGCAGCGAACTCAGGTTGCTGACGCCGTAGCCCCAGCAGTCGTGAATGTGCGAGCGCCGCAGGATGAAATCGTTGCTCGCCACGTAAAACGCTTGGGTGTTGTTGTTGTCATGGCTCGGCCCCTCGATGTGATCGACCTCGCCGTCGAGGAACTCGCAGCCGTCCGAGCCCCACATCGCGCTGAACCCCTGCGAGTGCTTGACGTTCGTAATCCGGCAGCGCGCCAGCCGGATGTGATGACTCGGGGCGTTGGCCGGCGTGCAGGTCGAGTCCCAGGCGCTGACGTAGAAGCCGACGCTGGCGATGTTCTGGCAGTCGAACAGGATGCCGTCGAAGACCATCCAACGCGGTGCGTCGCTCGACCCCGACTGCGACCCGCGCAGGTACACGCCCCAGGTCGATCCGCCCGGCGGACACAGCGTCACCGGCTCGCCGGCTTTCGCGCGGATCTGGATCGCGCTCGGCCAATCCGTCCCGAGCGGCCCGCCCTTCCAGCCGATCAGCTCGATCGCCTCGGGGTAGACGCCGCCGCGCAGCGTTAGCGCCGAGGTCGCCGAGAGCTTCGGCAGCGCGTGGTTGACGGTGCGCCACGGCGCGACCTCGGTGCCGGGGTTGGCGTCGTCGCCGCTGGTCGACACGAAATACTCGCTGGTCACCACCGGCGGCGGCACTTCCGGGTCGGGCGGTCGCGCCGGCGTGATCGGGCCGATCACGATCCAGATCCCGGTCGCGCCGTCGTAGACCATCTGGTTCGCGCTGGGGGCGTCACTCATAGCTGCGTCCCTTTCCGTGCTTGCACGCGCCCGTGGCGCGTCCGGTCATAGGCATAACAGTGGATCAGCGGCGCGTCGCCGTCGCCGCGCGTTTGCGAGACGTAGATCCGCTGCCGCGCGGGGTCGTCGGCCGCGCCCGCGAGCCGCGGGAGCCAGCTGTAGAAGTCGCTCGGCAGCGTCCAGCAGGCATACGGCTCGACCGTCCAGGCGTCGCGCTCGGCCGCCGCGACCTGCGCCAGCTCCAGGGCGTCGTAGGCCCAGACCCGCGCCTCGTACGGGTAGGCGTGGTCGCCCTTCGCCAAGTTGACCGGGTCGAAACAGTAGTAGACCCCCGGCTCGCCGGGCACCGGCTGGCCGTCGAGCGACTTGTCGGCGGTGCCCACGCCATAGGCGTACTTGCCGACCCCGATCGCGCCGAAGAACAGCACGCTCCGCCAGCCCGCCGGTTGCAGCACGCCACAAATCTGCATCGTCCCGTTGAAGCGCACGTTCGGGTTCGGGTCGTTCGGCCCCGGCGAGTACACGCCCAAGGTCGGGTGTTCATCCGGGTAGAACACCAGTGGGGTCGTCGGTACGGGGTTCTTCACGCCGATGTCCGCCGGGTCGAACGTGAACACGCACGGCCCCAGGCTTGTCCGCGACACGATCGAGACGCCGCTCTGCCCGACGAAGCACGGCCCGCCCAGGCGTGTCTGCCAGGCTGGCGGGACATGGCCCATGTAGCCGCTCACGTTGCCCGCGTGGACGTGGCTCGTCCCGACGGCGTCGGTCACGAGCAACTGCACCGGGCCGACGTAGTCGCCCGTCGCGCTCAGATCCAGGTTGCGCGCCCAGTGCGTCGTGGGCTGACTGCCGTCGGCGTCGTAGTAGCGGTAGTAGTCGACGATCAGCCGCTCGTCCTGCACGAGCAGGCCGCCCAGGTTGATCCCGCCGCCATACGCGAGCGTCGACCAGCTGCCTTCAGACGGGTCGCTGATCGGCTGCAGCGCCGGCGCCGTGTGCAGCTCGGCGAGCGAGGCCGCGCCCGCGATCGGCGTCACCACCCCGACCTCGCCGCAGCCGTGGAGGTCGGCGAAGCTGGGCACGAACAACGCATCGTGGGCGGCGTGATACGCGAGCCCGCGCGGCGGGTAGTCGTAGCGCACCGGATACGGCGGCAGCCGAAAGCAGCCCTGATAGCGCAGATCCGCCGGCTGCAGCAGCGGCTGCTCGGCGGGCGGCGTCGTCGTGGGCGGCGGGTCGATGGGCAGCGGCCCCCACGGGCGCGGGGGCGGCTCCGGCCAAGTGCCGACGTCGGGCGGACACGCCTCGTCGTGCTCGCCCCACGTCAGCAGCCCGCGCAACATCGCAGGGCGTGACGGCATCACGCGGGCTCGTAGTTCGCGGCCACGAACGCGGCCGACACGAGCCACTGATCGGCGTGGTTCGCCGGGTTGCGCGCGATCAGGTCGCCCGCCTGCGGCGAGCCGGCGGCGCGGTCGACGTCGTTCACGGCAATGGACGTCATCGGCTCCCCGACGACGTAGGGGCGCATCT